TCTTAGAAAATGCTTGGCCCGAGTCAGGCAGTCGAGCCGGTCGGCGAGACCGTTGTAGCCGCCGTTGATCCGGTAGGTGACGCCGCGGCAGTCGTCCTGGTCGGCGAAGGTGTTCAGGCCGTGGCGGCTCCAGAACAGCCCGGCCACCCGCGCCGAGACCTCGGGTTTCACCGCCTGGCCGGGGTCGCCCAGCAGGTCCAGGCCCAGCCGCTCGCCGTAGTCGCGGTAGTTGGCCTTGCCAGTCAGCTGGAAGATTCCCCGGCCGCGGTACTTCTCGCCGTCGCCGGGAGCCGCGTTGCCGAGGTCGCCCCGGCGGTCGTACTTCTGCAGGTAGTCGTCGAACGGGTCGGCGTCCGGCCCGTCGCCGCTGCCTTTCTCGGTGAAACAGGAAAATCCCGCGGTCTCGTGACAGGCCTGGGCCAGAAAGTGGGCCAGGCGGCGCGGACTGGCCAGCACCCCGTAGTCCGGCAGCCAGCGGTTCAGCGCCGCCGACAAGGGCCGGTCGACCAGGTTGGACACCGGCTTTCCGGCCACGGCCTCCAGCAGGGCGGGCGTGACCTGAACCAGATCGGGAACCAGGTCAGCCATGACGCACCAGCGAATCCCGCACCGAGGTCTCCAGCGACTGCACCCGCTGCAGCATGGAGTTCTTGAATTCGGTGAGGGTGGCGTTGAGCGCCGCCAGCTCGGTCTTGCAGTCGCTCTCCGGCCGGGACTTCAGCTGGTCGACCTCGGACTTCAGCGAGCCCATGAAGAAGGCGGTCTTCACCACATGGACCAGGAGGCCGACGGCGGTGCCCATCGCGGTCAGGCCGACGGTGATGATCCCGATCCAGAGTGCAGGCGTCACGGTCACTGGTAATCTCCCCCAGACTTTCTAGAAAAAATCAGGGGGTAAACTTCTGCGCAACCCCCTGACCGTTTCTAGCTTCAGTTTCAGACGCCGGTCTACCCAGATTATCCGAAATCCCCCATCAGCACCCACTCGTCGGTCCCGATTTTCAGGATTGATAATGTTGAAAATTGTCTGCGGGTTTTCGGATTAACATCCGAGGGGTAGCGCAGGACCACTCCGGCCCCGGCGGCGACGGTCACCTGGCCCGCGCCGTACTGCACGACGGTCAGCGTGCTGCCGATCCCGAACGCCACGCTGGAGTTGGGCGGCACGGTGAAGGTCGCCGCCGAGGCCTTGTTCATCGACACGACGCTGTTCATGTCGGCCAGGACGGCGGTGTAGTCGTTGGTCTGGGTCGCCACCGTCGGCGGCAGCAGCAGCTGCACGTAGGTCCCCGGCCAGACGCCGCCCGCCTTGGGGCCGTACAGCCGCTTGGCCGCGGTGTCGAGGTAGAAGTCGCCGTTGACCCCGACCCCCACCCCGGGCGAGCCCGCGCCGTTGAGCAGGGTGTTGCCGTTGGTCCCGTTGGTGCCGTTCGAGCCCGGCGCGCCGGGAGTTCCGGCCACGCCCTGGGCCCCGGTGTCGCCCTTGGTGCCGGGCGCGCCCGCCGGGCCGACCGGACCGGCCGGACCGATCACCACCCCGGCGTCGTACACCCGGCCGCTGGCCAGGGTGATGATCAGGTGGCCGGAGCCGTCGATCTCCACGGTGTCGATGGCGTTGACCAGGATGTCGCTCTCGGTCAGATCGATGCCGATGTTCGATCGCGCCCGCTGCTTCTGGATCCCGTCCAGCGCCTGGGTGACGTCGAAGCGGACGATGCCGTACGGCCAGTCGCGCACCCGGCGGGAGGAGTGGTCGGGGATGTCGTGGCCGGAGACGTCCTCGATCGGAACGTAGCCGGACATCGGATCGGTGGGGTCGGTCATGGCGGGAATCCTCGTGCTTGGAAGCGGTTAAGCGAACAGCCCCGCCAGCGCCGCCTGTAGGGCGGCGAGGTCGCCCGCCGCGGCGATCGCGGTCTTGACCGAGTCCGGGACGGTGCCGGTCAGTCTCCCGGTCGGATCCACCGCCCACAGTTCGGGGTCGACCAGCGTGTCCAGATGGGCGGCCACCGCGTCGACCGCGTCGATGCTGCTCGCCACCCGATACACCTGGGCCAGATTGGCCGAGACGTGCTTGATCGGATCCAGGTTGCTGGCGACCTGCCGGACCACATCGTAGGCCGAACCGACCGTCTGGTCGACGACCAGGTCCGGATTGGTTTCCTCGAAAATGTTCTGCAGGCCCATTAGATAATCCCCCGATTTTCGTAAAAAATCACGCGAACAGGCCCGCTAGCGCGGTTTTCAGGGTCGTCACGTCGGTTGCGGCGGCGATGGCTGCCTTGGCCGTGGTGTTGTTCGACCCGGCCAGCTTGCCCGACGTGTCCACGTTCCACAGCGCCGAGCCGCCGTTGCCCTGCACTTCGAGCAGCGGCCCGGTGTAGCTCACCATCGCGCGGACGATGGACTTGCCCTGCTGCATCCGCGTGCCGAAGCTGCCGCTCGCCGACTGGGTGAAGGCGGTCAGGTCGCGGACGATGTTGTTCTGCTCCTGCGCCGTCGTGCAGTTGACGTAGCGGTTGTCCTCCAGGCACAGGTTCGCCGCCGCATTGCCGCTCGGCCAGGTGGTCGTGTCGGTGATCAGGGTGGCGACGCTGTTGCCGCGCAGACCGAACGCCGCCGAAGTGAAGTCGGTGAAGACGTTGCGCGCCACGGTCAGATGGGTGACGTTGGCCTCCCACTCCACCCCGGCCCGCGCCGACGCGCCGCCGGGACCGTGGAAGTGGTTCCCGATCACCGAGACGCCGTGGAAGTAGTTCTTGATCTGCACCCCGCGGCTGCCGAAGTTCTGGAACGTGTTGCCGGCGACCATGATCGGGCAGATGATGGTGTTCACCGTGTTGTTCCCGGGATCGCAGAGCACCCCCACCGAGCAGTCGGAGAACGTGTTGCCGACCACGTCCACGCGCCCGGGCTGGGTCGTGCGTTCCGCCGCCGGGGTCAGGTCGAGATCCTGGCTTATGTACAGCCCGTCCTGGAAGCCCCGGACGGAGTTGCCGGAGACCAGCCCGCCGTCCATGTAGTTCTGATGCAGGTAGATGCCGACGTCGCCGTAGCCGACGAGGTTGACGCCCTTGGTCGCCTGGATGTTGTTGTTGCAGATCTGCGCCTTGCGGCCCCGGCTGCGGATGCCGCGGTAGCAGCCCTCGACGAGGTTGCCGAGGAACGAGATCTGGTAGCTCATCGGGTGCGACGTCGCGCCGTCGTAGGAGTTGCGGCTGACGTTGTTCTCCCACGAGCAGGAGACGCACGGCGTGTTGGTCGCGCCGTTGATGTAGGTGAAGTCGACGCACTGGTAGCCGCCGTCCACGTAGTTGTGGTGCAGCTTCACGCCGTGGCAGCCCGCCAGGAAGAAGGTGTTCCGCCCCGAGCCGCCGGACATGCCGGGCGTGAAGATCACGTTGTCGAAGCCGTGGCGCGAGGTCACGTTGCTGGAGACCTCGCAGTCCAGGCATTCGAGCAGCTGCACGCCGTAGCAGCTCTCGGTTCCGTACTGGAACGAACAGCCGGTGACGACGAACTTGCGCGCCCACTGGGCCTTGATCGTGAACGCGCCGACCGGCGGCGCGCCCTCGAAGCCGATGTTGCGGACTGCCCCGAAGGCGGCGAACGCGACCTTGCGGACGGTGGAGCCGGTGTTCTGCGGGAACAGGCACCCGGCGTAGGTCTTGACCGAGGCGGCGTCCGGCACGGTGACGACCTTCAGGAAGTCGCCGAAATGGACGGGATTGCCCGTCGCGTCGTAGCCCAGTCGTTCGGCCCCCGCCGCCGAGGTCGCCGCGTCCGTCAGGCTGGTGACGTGCAGCCAGTCGTCCGTCGCCACCCCCGCCGAGGCGACGGCGAAGGTGTCCGAGCCGATGGCGGCGTCGGCCGTCAGCGTGCCGAGCGTGGTGGCCGCGCCCGCGTAGCTCACCGACGCGTTCAGCAACACGCTCGCGCCCTTGACGAACGCGACCAGCTCCTGGCCCGCATTTAGGGTGAGCGCGCCGTTGACGTTGTAGCGTCCGGGCGGGACCACGACCCGCGCCGCGCCGCTGGCCAGCGCGCTGGTGATCGCCGTCAGCGCCGAGGTGACGCCGTCCGGCTTGGCTCCGAACTGGCGGATGTTGACGTCGCCGGAGACGTCCAGGCCCCAGACCGCGCCGTCGGCGCTGGCGAACGTCACGACGGTGCCGCCGCGGACGAACCGGCCGCCGCCGCCGTCGCCGAGCACCGCATAGCCGTCGACCTCGATCCAGTTCAGCAGCGGCGAGATCGTCGCCGCCGCCGCGGCGGCCCGGGTCGGATAGCGGCCGAGCCGGTCGGTCAGGTCGGTGATGTCGGCGTAGCCCAGCACCACATCGCCGGTGCGTCCGGCCACGCTCAGCACCGGGCCTTCGACCAGCAGCGGGAGGTTGTCGGCCAGCGTGTCGAGGGTGTCCATGTTGGCGGCCAGCGCGTCGACGTTGTCGGCGCTGTCGTTGACCCGGGACACCTGGGCCAGGCTGGTCGAGACCCGCTCCACCACGTCGAGGTTCTCGACCACCGTGTCGACGTGTTCGAGATTGCTGATCACCGTGTCGAGCGTCTCGATGCTGGAGCTCACCCGGTACACCGATTCCAGATTGGCGGAGACGTGTTTCACCACGTCGATGTTCTGGGCGACGTTCTTCACCACGTCGTAAGAGCTGCCGATCATCTTGTCGACGACGCTGTCCCCGCTCATCAGACGAACCCCCGTTGTTCCAGCTTGGTCTGCGAAGTGTGGAAGGACTGGCTGACCAGATCCCGGTCCGCCACTTCCAGGCAGATCGCTTCGTAGGTCGCCATGTATTCCTGACCCTTTATCATATTTTCCTGACCGTTCATGTGGGAAAATACTTTGGAACCAATGAAGGAAGTCAGCGCGCCTTCCAGGGAAAACGGCAGCTGGATTTTCTGATTAAGCAGGTCGGCCGCGGTCTGGCCCTGGTCGGGGTCCGGGACCTCCTGCAGCACCCGATGCCGCGCCTGGTAGACGATCCCCAGCGCCAAACCGTCGACCGGATTGGGCACCTGCAGGGTGTCGGGCTGCGGCGTGAACAGCGAGGCCGGGTCGGCCTGGTCGTTGAGCGGCTTGAGATTCCCGGAGGAATCCATCACCGACAGGATCTTGATCACGTCCTCCTCGAACGGCTCGTCGGGAAGGTCCTTGATGTAGGCGTGCGGTTCGGTGGAGCCGCTCATCTCGGCGAACTGCCGCCGCAGATGGTAGTGGGTGATCCCCTCGACCAGCTCGACGATCACGTCCTTCTCGCTGAGCACGAAGCGGGAATACAGCCGCAATAATCCCTCGTTGGTATACTGGATAATCTGCGGCTGCTTTTCGGTGATAATCGCGCCGGAGCCGGAGCCGGAGAGCGACAGGTTCGACAGCTCGCCGAAGGACAGCCTGCGGAACAGTTCGGAGAGGCGCATCGGGAAACCTCGGACGATGATCAAACGATGTAGGAGGACAGGGCGTTGACGGGTTCCGGCTCGTCATCGAAGTCCCAGGAGGGGCCGCCGTTATGGCCCTTCATGGACGGGACGTCCTCGCTCGGTTTCCACGGATTTAGGTACATTAACATCGAAATCGTGTCGATACAGTCGTCCTTGCCCTTCAGCCCGCTGAGGGTGGCCAGCCGGATCTGCCCGTAATAATGGGCCATGATTTTCGAGGTTTTCATCTCGGTCGGGAAATACATTTTCCCGGCCTTGAACAGCGGCACCACCTGGTTGAACCGGGTCAGCTTGTTCATCACCGGCCGGATCCCCGGCTTGCCGGACTTCTCCGAGGAGGCGAAGTTGAACCAGATGTTGCGGCCGATCATCTCGTTCTGCAGCCACTGGATGAATCCGCCCTGCTGGCCGGTGACCTCGATGCCCACCGACTGCGGCCGGTACAGCGAGACCAGGCGGAACAGGTCGTCCACCGTCTTGCCCATGTCCTGCCGCTCGCAGACGCCGTCGACCCAGAACCAGTCGCCGTTGGCGTTGTAGGCCCACACCGCGATCACCGAGAAGTCGGCCGACTGCTTCTCCGAGGTGGCAAAGTCGGTGGTGATGTAGAAGTTGAACGCGGATTTGCGGTCCAGCAGGCTGGTCCGCGAGTACTCGCGGATCTCCGCGTCCTGCACCAGCCGCTCTTCCTCGGAGGTGATGCGCAGCATCATCTCCTGCATGAACGCCGCCACCTTCCCGGTCAGCACGGCGTCCTGGTACTGCTTCATCACGAAGTCGAAGGTGAAGCGGTCGGGCCAGGCCCCGACGAACTCCTCCCGGGTGCAGGGGAACTTCTCGCACACTGGCCAGACGTTGACGTCCCAGGCCCCGGATTCCACCGCCTCGATCAGGATGTCGTCCTTGTTGAACGGCGTGCCGTTGAACACGATCTTGCGGCGGGTCGGATCCAGCGCGTAGTCGATGCCCTTGTACACGGTGTCCTTGATCGCCTGCATTGACGCCTTCGACTTGGAGTCGTCGTCGGAGATGAGGTCGTCGAGGATGGCCAGCACCGGCCGCTTGCCGAAGATCTTGGTGCCGCGGATGCCGGTCTTGGCCCCGAACATCTTGCAGCCCAGCCGGTGGCCGTCCTTGTTGGCGAACTCCATGTAGGGGTCGGTGAACACCGCCTCCGGCAGCCATTCCTTCAGGAAGTCGCTGTTGTGATAGCGGTACTCGACGTTCTTGCGCGCCGACTTGACGCCGTTGTCCATCGAGTCGGAGACGTAGATCATGCCGCTGATCGCGCCGAATTCCGGCAGGTAGCCGAACACGGCGACGAACAGCACCAGGTATTCGAAGAACAGGGTGGTCTTCGCCGCGCCGCGGAAGCACAGGTTGACCACCCGGTCCTTGTCGGAGACCAGCTTGTCCAGCATCTTCAGATGCACCGGCGGGGTCTTGTGGCTCTCCCCCTGCGTGCCGTTGACCAGCTTGATGAAGTTCATGAACACCAGGGCGAACTCCGACGGCACGTAGCTGTCGTCGTTCAGCCCGGCGTAGTCGACGTCGTCCAGCCACTCGTCGAGCGACTTCTTGATCACCGCCGGATTGCCGTGGCCCAGGGAACGGGCCAGCGCCGCGAGCTCCCCCACCGGCTCAACCCTCGATCACGGTGATCTTGGAGGCGGCCACGTCGATGGTCTTCATCTGGCCGTCCTGAATCAGCTGCCGCTGCTGGCTGGCCAGCTGAGCCAGGAGCGCCTGCATCTCCCGCATCCCGGAGTTCTCGGCGGCGGTCAGGTCGATCTGCAGCTTGGCCGTCTCGGGACGGCGCAGCTGGGTGAGGATGGAGTTGGCCGCGTCGGTGCGGACCTTCTCGCTGTTGGCGTTCAGCATCAGATCGGCCTGCACGTTCAGGGCCTTCTGGTAGAGGTCCTGGTTCAGCACCCAGGTCGGCACCAGCGCCTGCTCCATGATCAGGTTGACCAGCTTGCCGCGGTGATAGGCGCTGACGTAGGACGAGATGTCCTTCTTCGAGGTGTTGTTGGCGACCAGGATGCCGTAGCGCTGCGGGAAGGTCCGGGCGTAGGCCTCCTCGTTGGTGTAGCCCATCAGCTTGTAGCTGACGTAGGCCACGGCGTTGAGGTAGTCCTCGGTCTTGAACTTGCCCTCCCGCAGCACCACCGTGTAGCCGACGAAGTTGTTGCGGATGTTCTCGGCGACCTCCGGGTCGGCGCTGATGTGGTTCAGCATGTACACCAGCTGCGGCGTCACCGCGCTGCGCAGGTGCGACGGCAGCGCCCGCTTGACGTCGTCCTCGGTGAGCGCGGCCAGGCCGTTCGGCAGGGTCGTGGGCGGGGACGCGGGAGCGGGGTTCATTTTTATATCCTTGATTTGGAACTAACCGACGTAATAATACCCATTACCGATTATTTTGGTAATCGGGAACCTCCTTCGATGTTTCTGGGTTTTCATCGGCGGGAGCGCTTGGGGACCGGAGGTCGAGCCGCTTCGCCCCCTTCGGCGGCTCCTTCCGGTCCCTCTTTTGGCTGGCCGCTCAGGGCTTGAGCTTCAGCCGGTTGCCGGGCTCGACCTTCCGAAAATAGTCCTGCAGGTCGTCGGACGACCGGAAGTGCAGGTTGGCGGAACCAGGCACGAAGTCCCAGCTGCCGTCAGGCGCTTGCGCCCACCGGCCGCCGAAGAAGCCGTCCTGCCCGTGGTACTGGCTCTGGTCCGAGAAGGTCGGGTGGTTGGGTTTCTTGAAGGTGTCGGGATAGTGCCCGTTGCCCGCCTGGCCCGCTCCGGCCTTCCAGGCTCCCCGCATGTCGTAGTCGTAGGAGTCGTTCAGGCGGTTGTTGGCCTTGGCCCACTGCAGGAAGGTCTGCTCGTCGTAGGGATCCAACGGGGTGTTGTAGTGGTCGGTGAAGTCCAGCGGATCCATCGGATTTACCTTAAAAATATATTTTTATTTTCTTTCCCCCGCTCGCCGTCGGCGGGCTTCCGGCTCGCCCGGTCTCGCTGCGCTCGACCGGAGCCTCGCCCGCCGCGGCTCGCTGGCGACCTGCCGCGCGAACCAGGCTCAGCGCTTGCCGATGTAGAGCGTGGCCATGAGATGGCCCAGGGCGTCGGAGGCGGCCACGTTGACGCTCTCCGTGCCCGCCGCGAGCGAGACCGGCGCGGCGTCAAACACCGAGGAGACGGCGACGGCCGACGCCGGGGTGACGACGTAGTGGCCGGTGTTGGCGTGCGACATGCTGACGTAGCCGTTGGCCCCGCCGGGCGAGAACGTGGCGCTGATGCTCTGCACGGTCCCGGCGGGATCCGCTGCGGTGAACCCCACCGTCTCCTTGGAGAGGATGTCGTAGGTGTTCGCCGCGGCCATCCAGCCGGAAGCGTGGAACGCCAGCAGCGGCTCGGTCAGGCCGTTGGCCGGGGCGAATGCCTGGACGCCGACGGCGGACGGCTGGGTCTGCTGCCGCAGGTCGAAGACGCATTCCGGCATCTTCAGCGCGAGATAGAAGTACTTCGCGGCGGTGACGTCCGCGCCTCCGGCGGCCTCGGTCAGGGTGAAGCCCGACACGCCGAAGCCGATGCCGATGCGGGCGGTGACCGCGCCGCCGGAGCCGCCGGTGACGTGCGCGCCGATGTTGGCGTTGTCGAAGTAGGACGGCTGCGGGTTGCCGCCCAGTCCGGCGTTGCGGCTGCCCGACCAGGCCACGCACAGCGGTCCGACCGCCGAGCCGTCGACCGCCATGCCGAGGAAGCCGCGGTTGCCCTGGTCGCCCATGGTCGGCGTGTCGAGGCTCTGGTCGGCGGTGGTGCCGCACAGTACGGCGAGCACCGCGTCGGGCCGGAAGCCGCAGTTGGTGGACACGCCAGAACTGCTGACTCCGGTGACGAAGCCCACCTTGGCCTGGGCGGTGGGGCTGGTCAGCAGGATCACGTACCCGGCGTAGCCGACGGCGCTGACCGCGGTGAAGTTCAGCCGCACGCCGCCGGGGATGACCGCCGCCAACGTCGCCGAATACTTCACCGTGCCGTCGTGGTGGGCGCAGTGCAGCACCTTGCTGGTGGAGCGGTAGCCGGTCGGGTTCTTGCCGGTGCCGCCCGCCGTACCCTGGCCGAACGCCGAGTAGCTGGCGGTCCACTGGCTGCTCCCGTCGGTGGCCCCGAACACCTGGTCGACGTTAGCGGCGTCCACCGACCGCGTTCCGGGAGCCACCCCGGTGGCCACGAACAGCGCCGCCACCGGGGTCTGGCTGTTGAGCGCCGCGCTGGTGAGATCCAGCGTCCCGGGCGCGGTCGGGGTGGTGAAGGGGACGATGATGCTGGCGATCGTCGGTCGCCGGTACGGACAGGCCAGCAGGTGCGGACGCATGGACGGACTCCCCGTTATTACTCCAGATAATCCACACTATTAACAAGAATACCCGTCCGCACCCGGCCGTCAGATGTAGAGCAGGTTGACGATCACGTCGCCCGCGGCCACCGCCGTGGCGTCGAGGTCGGCTGCTGCGCCGGTTACGGCGTAGGCGATGCCGGTGGTGAGGGACAGGCCCAACACACCGACGATCTCGGCCAGCGGCAAGGAACTATTCGGTGCGATCGGGACGGTGAACACCGGCGTGTCGGTGCCGACCGTGGGCGCGAGCGTCTTGTTGTAGAGTTTTAGGTACTTCCAGGCCGCCGTGGTGTTGGACACGACGCCGCCGTAGATCCGGCCGGACGCCCCCTTCACCAAGGTGGCGTTGGTGCTCGCCGCTGAGATCAGCTTGTGTAGCGACAGTGAGTTGTTCGTGTTCTGCGCCACCGGCACGACGTTGAGGTTAGGGGCCGTGACCAGGTTGACGGCCACGGCCTTGTTGGCCGTGTTGTCGCCGCGGCCGGAGGCGATCTCCACCCGCTGCTCCTGACCGTTCACCACCAGCACCCGCAGGATGTTGACGGTGGTCGGCGTGGCGGCGGCCGAGACGTTCTTGAACCACATGGCCAGGCGGTAGGCCTTGGTGTCGTTGGGCACCTGCGAGGACACCCGCAGCGCCGCGGACGAGCGGGCGGTGTTGCTGTCGGGAGCCACCGTCTGGAACACGATGTCCTCGGCGTGGAATTCCAGCAGCACCTCGTTGTTGCTGGTCTTGGTCACCGCCATCGCCGAGGTGCTGGACACCGACGTCTGGGCGGCGCTGGCGTCGGACAGGCCTTCCAGCTGGGCGGTCTGGCCGCCGGTGTTCTCCCCGAGGTTGGCCCCGCCGCGGTTGCGGAAGTCGTTGGCCTTGTTCGGGTTCAACACCGGGAAGCCGGTGGCCGGATCGACCTCGACCAGGCCGAAGAAGATCTTGTTGGCGGCGATGCTCTGGCTGACGTTGACCACCACGGTCACGTCCTCCGCACCGGTCAGGATCCCCTTGGCCAGGTACAGCCGCTCGGCGTTGACGGTGGTCGGCATGACCACGCTGAGCGCCGAGGCGGCCACCGAATCGGTGATGCCGGTCACGCCCGAGCCGATCGCCGCCTGGGCCGCCCCGAACACCGTGTTGCCGCCGGAGCCGTTCAGCGCCGGGAAGCCGCCGTCGTAGACGTCCCAGCGGGTGGCGTCCAGGGCCGAACCGCCGAAGTCGTCGGAGAACAGCGCCGACATCGACGACACCACCGGGAAGCCGCCCCGCGCCGTGTCGGGCGAGCCGTAGACCGCCGACGGCCGGTATTTGCCGTTCTGGTCGACGCCGCCCATGGTCAGGTGGGTGCCGCCGGACGCCGCCTGGGTGGCGTCGTTCTTCTTGCTGCCCGTGATCGGCAGCGGATCGCTGGCGCTGACCGCCTTGGCCTTGCCGGTGACGTTGTCGACGAAGCTGGCCACCACCGCCCGCAGCCAGCCGCCGGTGCGGCCGCCCACTCCGACCTGGATGTCGGAGGCCACGCCGACGTCGTCGGCCAGGGTGTCGGAATCCCCGATGAACGGGCTTTGCGGGTCGACGGACATGCGGGGATCCCCTGTGGATATAATCTCCCGTCTATTTATTTCAAATACCAGGCGTATGCGAGATTAAACTGGTTCGCCGAAATCCATGAAAAAGGCGCGCCTCATGTCCCCCCTTAGGCGCTCCGGCCGTCTCGCGTGCGGTCCCCGGTTCCAGTCGGGACGACAGGTGGTGCGTTGGAACCAGGGGGGAGAACGACGACGGCCGGGTCTCGGATCACTTCTTCTTGTCGGCCTCGCCGGACAGGTAGGCCTCGAACTCCCGGGCCGTCAGGACGATGAGCTTGGGTTCCGCTCCGTGCAGCGTGCGCAGGTGTTCCAGAGCCAGCTGCAGAGCGCGTTCCCTGATTATGAGTTTCCTATTATTGAACATAATCAGCCGTGCTCCGGCAGCACGTACCAGTCCTCGGCCAGCACGTCGGTCTGCGAGGCGAGCCAGGGGACCACCGCGCTGCCCACCGTCTTCATGGCGATGTAGGCCAGGTAGGGCACCAGGCCGTCGGGCTGTTCGGAAGCGATGATGCGTCCGGCTTCGGTCGACGGCGGGTAGCGTCCCGGGCCGACGTGATAGATGAACATCCCCTTGCCGTTCCAGCCCGAGCGGGCGATGCGGCGGCCGTTCTTCAGATGCGCCAGGGCGGTGCCGAAGCTCAGGCAGTCCAGAGGGACCGACGTGGTCTCCATACGGGTGTAGCCGTCCTCGAACGCCTGCTTCGGGGAGAAGCTCTGATAGCCGTCCTCGTAGACCACCAGATAATCCCCCGGCTCCGGGGTGTAGCGGGCGAACAGCTTCGGGTCGAACTCTTCGAAGGTGGTGATCTGACCGTCGGCCTGAACCAGAGACAGGGAGTGCCCGGACACCCAGGAGATCTCGGCGGCGGTGACCACCTTGTGCGAGCGATACTGGTTGAAGCGGGTGAGGTCCATCAGGGTTTTCCTTATTAATCCTGTTCGTAGCGGGGCTGGCTGCCGACGCCGACCACGACACCGGCGGCGTCGAGCTCCAGCCAGGAGATGTCGGGACGGCTGGTGCCCGCCGCCCCGTGCAGTTTGACGAAGCCTGTCCCGACTCCGGCGAACACGTCCTTGCCGCGGCGGTAGACCTTGGCCTGGCGGTAGACGCCCTTACTCCGGAGCAGCACCACCCCGTCGTCGATCACATGGAACAGGTCCATCGGCTCAGTCCTCCGCCCGCGCGCCGGAGAGACGATCGGCCAGGGCGTAGCCCATCAGCGGCCAGATCTGCTCGAAGGCGTTCTTGTAGGCGATCTCTTCGCCAATCTTCGGATCGAAGTTCTCGGCGCTGACGCAGGCGCTCTGGCCGGTGACGGTGAAGCCGTTCTTCAGAACCAGGACGCAGAAGGTCAGCCGGTTCAGGGAATCGGACGGCCCGGCCGGACGGACGCCGACAGCTTGCTCCGCGCCGTCCCCGGCGGTGAAGAACCAGGTGCCGATGATGTTGTCCTGCACGTCCTGCAGGGTGACCCGGGGAGCCTTGCTCTGCTCGGCCAGCCGGGTTTCGAGATTTTGCTCGTCCATTATGGACATTCCTTTCGAAGTTAATGCGGTCTGGGTTTTGTAGTTTCTTTTACGACGCCGGTTCGTAGGTGGCGGCGAAGATGTCCGGATGGCAGGGATAGAGCTCTCCCTTGACCCCGCGGATGATCCAGCTACCCGGGTCCGCCCACATCACCCCTTCCAGAGTGTGGATCAGGAGCTTACCCGGCTCGAACGTCACCGTGCCCGCCTTGATCGCGTCCACGATCCATTGCGGATCTTCGGGCTGGTGTTCGTCACCAGTCCACTGGAAGGCCTCGATCACCACCGGCTTCTTGCGGAACTGCCCCATCGGAACCTCAGCCCAGAACCAGCAGCACCAGCCAGAACACCACCGCGGCGTAGGCCAGCTTCCACACCAGGCTGAGCCCGTGGTTGACCAGGCCCTCGGCCCAGTCGGCGAGCCCGAAGTACTTCTTCTGGTCGAGCCAGACGAAGGCGTGCTTGACCACCCAGTCGGTGACCAGATGCGCGGCGAGGATCCCCGCCAACAGCACGAGATACGCGAGGAGGTGCATGTCGCTTCCTTTCCCAGATAATCGACGGTTGGGATTTAGATAACCTTTTGTCTAATATGGCAAGCCATTATCAAGGGAACCAGGAGCAGGAAGCTGGACAAGCACCCCCCTCCTGTGGCTTTCTCCCCTCGGCAGCTACCCCTATCTACGCCCCTTCCCCAGGACTGGCCTACACTTTCCCCCCTTAAAATATAAGGAAGGAAGGGTGATGGGCCTATTGTCCAGACCTCTCCTGCGGAGAGGATCCGGACCATTCGAGGGGGAACTCTCTCCCACCCGCTTATATAGAATATCATTAAAGATATTTTATATAATATATTATTATATAATATTATATAGAAAACATTATCCTTATTAGTAGCCCCACCGATTATCATGATTATGTAGATAATCATTATTTATTTAATCGGGTTGGGGGAAAAATCTCACAGAAGTCTGGGTGCTGATTAACTTATATAATATTATATTATTATTAGGGTTAGGGCAAAAATATTATAGAAGTCTGGGTGCAGGTTCACACCGTTCACACCTGTCGCACTGAACCCACCCCCCCGGGTAGGTCTCAGCACACCGGGCACACTCCCCCTGGTGCCTTCTGAACCCTGGGCGCTGCGCGCCTTGCGGATCATCGGATGACGCTCATCCCTGATCGTTATCCCGTTAATCAGCGAGTTAATCCGTCCCGCTGGTTCCCTGACCAAGGAAAGGTCTTCAACATGTCTACGGTTTCCCGCACGGCTGGAGCCACGGCCGTCTCCGTCCTGAACACGGTGTCCACCGTCGCCCGCTCGGCGCAGCGTCTGGTCACCACCGCGACTTCCGGGCTGGATATGCTCGACACCTTCGTGGAGAAATCCCGGGCCAAGCAGATCGCCAGCTCCGAATTCGAGATGGAGACGTTCTTCAAGGAGCTTCACGAAGAACAGTCCATGGCCACTTCCGAGCGTCAACTGGCTCTGGCCACCAAGCTGGCCAGCAACGCCGAGCTGAAGAAGCTTTACGAAGAGAATCACAAACAGTTCGATACTGTCATGGAACGTGTTCGCTCCAAGATCGGCGACCGCTACGCCTTCTGACTCCAGACTTCCCCCTGAAACTCAAGGCCCACCCTAACCTGGTGGGCCTCTTTTCCCTTGCTGGATCCTCTTGCTGATAGACAAGCCATCCTACATAGGATGGTTTCTCTCTCATTAACGAGATAATCCCTGCCGGAGATAATCATGCTCGTCGAAGACCTGATTCGCTACCTCAAGATGGCGGATCCCAAAGCCACCGTGGAATTCCACGACGTCTCCACCGGACGGGAATGTCCGATCAACAGCGCCTTCGAGCGCACACGTCCTGAAGCTCCGATCAAGAAGCGGGTCGTGCTCAGCAACAAGCTCAGCTGATGCGCCTGACCATCTGGCTCCCGCTGATCCTCGCCTGCTGGATCACCCGGCACATCCGCTACCGCACCATGAGCTACCAGACGGATAAGCACATCCGTCCCAAATGGGGCCTGCTCACGCCCTGCAAGATCACCTTCTGAAGGAGCATTCACCATGAAATCCGTCTACGTCTTCGCCCTGGCCACCGACCACAAGGACAACTCCAACGTCCGTCTCTGCACCAACGAGGCGGAGATCGAGACCCGTGTCGAGGAGCTGATCGAGGACGGCTATCCGCTGAAGCGGATCGTCTACGTCGAGGCCGACAAGCCCCACCACTTCCAATTCCAGAGACTGGACTGACCAGCCATGAAACTCAGCGAATGCCGGCTCGGCGAGATCGTCAGGCAGCAGAAAGGCCTTGAAGGCGAGCCGCTTCCCATCGGCCACATCGTCGGCCTCACCGTCAACAACGTCGGCGAGGTGATCCCATTGGTGCAGTTCGCGGGCTACGTGGAAGCCTTTGGCTGCCATCACAACAACCTCGAACTCTACCGGGACTGACCATCATGGCCATCCCCAGGCCTCAACCGACACGGGCCAAGATCCTCCGCGGTCTGCGTGAGCGCCACAACATCAGCATCTTCGAAGCCAACCGCATCCTCATGGGCCGGGAACTGCGTGACCAAGTGGCCCAAGCCCGATCCATCGAGGAGCTGAAGCCCGTCCTGCACACGCTCATCAACGACCGCTTTCCCGACAACTACGAGTGAGGAGCACTCCATGACCCACACACCCAAGATCGTCATCGAGATCACGCCGGAAGGCGAAGCCTTCGAGGAAGATCTCAGAAAGGAGTTGGCGAGCATCCTCGGCGATGCGCTGGATTCCTTGCTGCAGGGCCAGCTCGGCACGCTCGTCAAACTCTACGACTCCACCGGCCAGCGGGTCGGCCTGGTCCGCTACGACTGAACCACCACTCACCAATTCCATTGGGGGGAACCAAGATGACCAAGCTCATCCAGACACAGGATGACCGAGAAGCCGCCTTCGAGGACTGGTTGGCTGATCTCTACAACGCCGACCCGGTCGCCTTCGAAACCCGTGTAGGCGAGGGCTGGACTGAAGCCCAGCAACGTCAACAATTCATCGAAGAATGGACCGGGCAATGACCAAGTTGCTGCCCTCGCTGCTCATGGCCTGCGTCCTCGCCACCATCGTCGCCACGGTCCTGCACCGCACCGTCGAGAAGGCCGAACTGGCTCTGCACCTCAGCACCATAAAGGACTGAACCAGATGAAGAAGAAAACCGTCTATCTGTTCGTCGTCGACGATCACGGCACGCCCATTTTCTGGCTGGCCGACAAGGCCTGCTTCAGCCGCTGGGACGACGACCCCAACAATCTGTTCGAGTGGCTCATCGCCAAAGAACGCAAAGGCCTGACCCGGTTCGACACGCTCCAGTCGCTGATCGACCACGTCAACGCCAACAACCTCGTGGTGCATGCGGAAGCGTACTCCACGCCCGCTTACTAGGGATCAGCCCATGTCCTCGAAACGCAAACTGGCTCAACAGCAAGCCAAGACCCAGAAGAAGAACTCCAAGGCTTCGGGCCATGTCAGCATCATCGGCTCCTGCGACCACTGCAAGACCAACTTCTTCTCCAAGTACGACCGCAAGAACCACGCCTGCGCCAAGAGCGTCATGGCCCAATACAGGATCGCCAGCTGATGATCAGCATTCACCGACCACGCTACGGCCGCTGGTATTGGCCCAAGGCCTATCGCTCGCCTAAGGGCGACACTCTATTCATCGACATCGGCGGTTTGGTCCTCCGTCTAGGAAATGGACTGCTCTGATGAACTTCCCGCACATCACCATCCGTGACTGCCTGGTCGCTCTGCTGTTCGTGCTCTGCGCGGGCGTGATGATCGACCAGTTCGCGCAGACCACCGATCTCCGCTCGGATCTCAGGAACCAGAAGGAGCAGCTGCTCAAGTGCGACGGGGTGTACGTCGTGGTCTACGCCGACAAGACCCGGGCGCATGACTTCGCTTTCAAGCACTGCGAACGCGACTTCGCGTTCCCCGCCAATCAGGACTTCCGTCCGGATTAACAGAAAACCAGCAGCTCGTTTTTCGGCTGCTGATCACGGAGACAATCCCGTGCGTATCACCGCCAAGTATCTCGGGCGCGTGCTGATCGAGGCCCTGGTCGCTGGCTTAGGAATGGCGATCATCATGTCCGCCATGCTGGTCATCGTCTTCGGCCTGATCTCCCGCGCCCACCACGTCTACTTCTGAATCCGCGTTCCCTCTGGCGCTGCGCGCCTTTCCCGTCTTTGGGCCACTGCCACATCGGCCCACCT